ATATCAGGACCAGCAGCTTTATTAACTGTAGGAACTTTAGTTGTAGGTAATGCAGCAGTTCGTTCAGGTGGTACAGCAGGTGGTGTAGCTCCAGCAACAGATAACGTATTAATGGAAATCGGTGATGTAATGGCAGTATCTGCTAACACGGAATACTCATTAATTATGATGAACTTGAGTTAAGGAGTAAATTATGGCAGACGCAGTAACTTCAACAACGATTGCTGATGATGATAGGAAAGCTGTTATACAGCTGACTAATACTTCAGATGGAACAGGTGAGTCAGCTGTAACAAAGGTTGATGTAAGTGCTTTAGCAAGCAGAAAAAGCGACGGTGCAGCCTGCACAGGTTGTAAACTTTCTAAAATATCTTACACAACTTTTGGTATGAGTGTAAAACTACTTTGGGATGCAAGTACAGACACTATATGTCTTGATTTAAATTCTGAGTATAGTGACCAATTAGATTTTTCCGAGTTTGGTGGAATACAAAATACATCAGGTTCAGGTAAAACAGGTGATATAAAACTCACGACTACAGGACACAGCGGTGGAGATAGTTATGTTATAGTACTTACAGTTGTAAAAGAGTTTTAATAATGGCTACTTCTGGTACTAAAACTTTTAATTTAAGTATTTCAGATACTATAGAAGAAGCATATGAACTGGCTGGTTTAGAACTAAGGACTGGATACGATGCAGAAACTGCTCGGCGATCATTAAATATTATGTTCGCCGATTGGTCTAATAGGGGTGTAAATCTATGGACTATAGATCAGATAAGCCTCACTCTTACAGCAGGAACTAATCAATACACACTGAACTCGTATGATGTAGATATTGTTTCAGCTGTGATAAGGCAAACTATATCAGGTAGCACTAGTGATTTACAACTAAACAGGGTTGGAAGAACAGAGTTTTTAAACATACCTGACAAAACAAGCACAGGAAGACCAACACAATATTTTTTAGACAGAGCTACAACACCTGTACTTAATATTTGGCCAACACCAGATACAAGTGCGACATACACATTAATAACTAATAGAGTTACGAGAATAGATGACGTAAGTGCTTCTGATGAAGACCCAGATGTCCCGTCAAGATTTATTCCGTGTATGTCTAGTGGCTTAGCATATTATTTAGCTTTGAAGAAAAACCCAGAAAAAGCAGCAATACTGAAACAACAATACGAACAAGATTTTAAGTTAGCTGCTGATGAAGATGGAACTAAAGTATCTTTGCATTTAGTTCCTAGGAGAAGTTATTAGTAATGGCTTACGCATTAGGTAAGTTTTCAAAAGCACAGTGTGATAGATGTGGTTTTGTTTACAAGTATTTAGAATTAAAAGAAGAATGGCAAGGCTTAAAAGTATGTATAGATTGTTATGAACCTAAAGCCCCACAAGTAGAACCGATAAATCTTCCTGTGGACCCAGAAGCTCTAAAACAACCAAGGAAAACAGAAGTTGCTCCAACTAGCGGTAAGGGCATAGTGAAAACAGAAAACACAGTTTTAAATGGGGTAAGTGCACCTTCAATGTTAGTTTCTCATAATGACGTTATAGGTTCTAGTTTTCAGAGCAATAAAATGACTTCTAGTCTAGGAAGCGTAACGGTTACTACAGGAGCATAATATGAGTTGGACTTATTCATCCTTAAAAACAGCTATACAAGATTATTCAGAAAGCACAGAAACTACTTTTGTTACCCACCTTAACGATTTTATAAAAAGTGCTGAAGAAAGAATTTTAAAGGGTGTAGAGTTAGATGCATTTAGAAAAAACGTAACGGGTTCTGGAACAGCTTCTAACACATATTTAAGCATGCCTACAGATTTCTTAGCTCCATTTAGTTTAGCCGTAATAGATTCAAACAACAAATATACTTTTTTAAAATTAAAACATGTTTCTTTTATTAGAGATTTTACACCCTCTATAGCAACAACAGGATCACCAAAATATTATGCTGAGTTTGACCAAGCTTCTTTTATTTTAGCTCCGACACCCAATGAGAATTTTAGCTTTGAACTACATTATTTTTATAGACCTGCTTCACTCACAGCAGGTGATGATAGTGGTACAACATTTCTTTCTACTAACGCACCTAATGCCCTTTTGTACGGCAGTCTTGTAGAAGCTATGATATACTTGAAAAACTATGAAAGTGTTGGTTTATATGAGCAAAGGTTCCAAGAAGCACTAGCTCAAATGAAAAACTTAGGTGAAGCTAAATCTACAAGAGATCAATTTAGATATGATGAAATTAGAAGAACACCACAAGCATAATGTATGAAATAAAAGTAGGTGATGTAGCTGTAAAAACTACACAAAACACAGGATTAAGTCCAGAATATTGGACAGAAAGAATAATGGAACGCTTAGTTCAAGTTAGCGATAACGCTGATCCTTTAGTACAAGCTCAAGCTAGAGCTTTTAAAGAAAGTATTGAACAAGTTGTTTTGTTGTATATAAGACAAGCTATAGCTTCTGATAGAAGCACAGTAGCTGGTTTATTAGATAAACAAGGTCATAATAAAATGGCTGAAATTATAAGGAGGCTGTAATGGCAATATCTCAAGCAATGTGTACTTCTTTCAAAAAAGAATTAATGGAAGCGAAACACAATTTTTTAAACTCAGGCGGTAATGATTTTAAATTAGCGTTATATACAAGTTCTGCATCTTTAGGTGCAGGTACAACAGCGTACACTACTTCTAATGAAGCAAGTGGAACAAACTACACAGCAAAAGGTGCAAGTTTAACTAGGGTTGATCCGACAACATCTAGTACAACAGCATTCACTGACTTTGCTGATTTAACTTTTAGTAGTGCTACTATTACCGCTAACGGTGCGTTAATATTTAATGACACGGCTTCAGGTGATCCTGCGGTTTGTGTATTAGCTTTCGGTGGGGATAAAACTTCCACTAACGGAGACTTCACTATACAGTTTCCAACTGCCGATGCGAGTAATGCGATTATAAGAATAGCATAGGAATATAGATGGCAACAGGTTGGGGTCGCAGTACATGGGGGGATGGACCTTTTGGTGCAACGGCAGTACCTGTTGATGTAACTGGAGTTGCTGGAACTTCTGCTTTAGGTGATGAAACAGTTACCGCAGCAGCGTTAATTGCTGAAACAGGAGTAGTAGGAACTACCGCATTAGGTAACGCTATAACTGCTGGAGCAGCAGTCACTGGTGTATCTGCTGTAGCCTCTACTTCTTCTTTAGGAGATGAAACCGTAACAGCAGGAGCAGTAACCGCAGTTACTGGAAACGTAGGAACTTCTGCATTAGGAACTATTAGCTTAGTAACTAATAACAATCTTTCCGTTACTGGAAACGTAGGAACTTCTGCATTAGGTGATGAAACCGTAATTTCAAAAGCTTTAGTATTACCAACAGGAACTGTAGGTACTTTTGGTGAACCAAAAAAAGTCAATGTTTGGGGATTGGTAGACACAAGTCAAACAGCTAACTACATCGACGTTACAAGGACCCAAACACCTAATTGGGAAGAGGTAGCTTAATAACAAAAAAAGTATTATAATCATAATACAGGAGCAGAATAAACATGGCAAGTACATACGTAAATGACTTAAGACTTAACGAAATGGCTACTGGTGATGCTAGTGGTACTTGGGGAACAGTCACAAACACAAATTTAGAATTAATCGGTGAAGCATTAGGTTATGGTACTGAAGGTATTACAACTAATGCTAATACTCATACTACTACAGTAGCAGATGGTGCTACCGATCCAGGTAGAGCTATGTATATTGAATATACAGGCACGCTAGACTCAGCTTGTACTATTACTATCGCACCTAACACTTTAAACAGGATGCACTTTATTGAAAATGGTACAAGTGGTTCGCAAAACATAATTATCAAACAAGGGTCTGGAGCAACAATAACTATTCCTCCAGGAGATACTAAAGCAGTTTACTTAGACGGAGCAGGAAGTGGAGCAGCAGTAGTTGACGCTTTTGCTAGTCTTAACGTAGTAGATTTAAAAGTACAAGACGATCTAACAGTTACAGATGATGCAGCAGTTGGTGGAGATTTAGCCGTCACTGGTGCAGTAACAGGTGGCACAATAAATGGCGTAGGAATTATTTCTGATATTACTAATTTTTCTGGTGGCATACTTATTAGTAATGATGGTGGTACAGGCACATTAAATGCTGCTTCAAATAATACAGGGTTAGGTTATGAAGTTTTTGATGACTTAACAAGTGGTGATGGCAATACAGCCATGGGTAGAGGTACAGCAGCAAAATTAACTACGGGAAGTAATAATATTGCAATAGGAAACGCAGCTTTTGATGCTAATACAACAGGTTCTGGAAACGTAGCAATAGGTAAAGATGCCTTAACAGAAAATACAACTGCAGATAATAATACAGCTATTGGATTATTTGCTATGAATAATAATACTACAGGACATAGTAATGTATCAGTAGGTAAAGATTCTTTATTAGCAAATACAACTGCAGATAACAATACAGCTGTAGGTACAGATGCTTTAACTGCAACTACGACAGGTAGCTCAAATGTAGCAGTAGGACTTTCTGCAGGAGTAAATGTAACTACTGGTGGCAATAATATTTTTGTGGGTGCTTCTACAGGTGTATCTGGAGGACCAGGCGGAAGTATAACTACAGCTAGT